CAATGTACAAAGAATCAAGAGAATTAAAAGATATGCCAATAGTAGATATTGAAAAAGGCGATGCTAAAGGTTCTCCAGCTAAAATGAATCATTCAGAAGGTACACCAGCTAATCATTATTTTGATCCAATGCACAAACAGCATAAAGATGATCACAAGCCAAAGAAAAAAGGTTCTCCAGCAAAAGCTGCTAAACCAGATTATATTGATATTGATAAAGATGGTGACACATCTGAAAGTATGAAAGAAGCTGCTAAAGACAAAAAGAAAGGTTCTCCAGCTAAAAAATACGATAGAGTTGTATTAGGTGGAAACAAAGGTGACAAGTCTAAAACTAAGCCAGGTAAGAAAGATTATGAAGGAAAAGGATCACCAGCTAAAAAAGAAGGTATGTCTAAAAAAGAAGCAAAAGACTTAGGTAGAGTAATTAGAACAGCTGAAGGTAAAGCGACTAAAAAAGACGAAAGAAAAAACAAAAGAGATACTAAAAAGACTATGCGTCATGTAAAAAAACATGGTAGTGGTCTAAAAATGGATTAATTATGGGAAGAGGATATAGTGGTAATCACCCTCGTTTTTCACACAAACAAGACGAGAGATACGATGCTAAAGAAGCATATAATAAAGATCTTACTGCATCAGCTCGTTTGCATTATTTAGAAAATGATAGACACGATCATGAATCACCAGCTCATTCTCACTGTTCACCAATGCATATGCATACTGATCGTCATATAAGAAGACAAGCTGAAAGAATAGCTAGAAAAAATGAAGGAGATGTTCAAGACATTTATTATGAATTAAAATCTAGAGCAGCTGAAGATGAAAGATCAGGTAGAAAAAGAAGTAATGATGAAAGATCAGGTGAAGAAAGAAGAAAAGATATAGATGAAATGATCTATGAAAGACCTGATTCACCAATGAATGCATGTGCTAAATCAGAAGGTGGAAGCGGATGTATTAAACAAATGGGTGGAGCATGGAGAGTAATTAGTAATAAAACTGATAAACCTTGGCCAGCTAAATATGCTAGTAAATCAAAAGCAGAAGCTGCATTAAGAGGTTATCACGCGGGATAATATGGATACTTTAGGTAAATTTAAAACTAATTTTCTAAAAGACAGAAGTTCTTTTAAGATAGGTTTTAATAATAGATCACCATTAAGTCAATATAAAAGTACTATGCCGACTGAGTTTGCAGTATCAAAATTATCTCCTACTATAACAAAAGATGGTGAATCAATTTTAGTTCCAGATGATGGTAGGCTTGAAGCTGGAAAAATGATTGGTGAAGCGATAAGTGAAGCAGGTCAAACAATAGGTAAAGCTATTGAAAAGAAACAGTTTAATACAATTGTCGATAACTTAGCTGATCATAGTGAAAAATGGTTGAAAGAAAATCCTGATAAAACTCAAGAAGATTATAATGAAAAGTTCAGTGATCATATTGCAGCCTTTAAAAATAGGTATGAAGAATATGAAGATAAATATGGAAGAAAAGGATATAGAAAAAAACAAAAATAACAGTCATGGATCTGTATAAAACCAAAGAAACTTAGAAATATATAATAACATTAAAAACAAAAAACATGGCAAAATTTATTAACTTTAACATTGTTGGTGGATATGATCAAGTTGCTGCAAGTGCAGAACCATCATTAGATGGTGATAACTTAGTAGCTGTTGATAGTATTTTAAGTGTAAAAGCAGTAGCTGCTGCTGGTGGTGAGTATCAAGTTATTTTACAATTAACAGGTGGTTTAACAGCTACTGTTACTTGTTCTACAGATGCTGAAGCTACTGATCCAGCTCTATCTATACCAACAGCAAGTAACTATTTAGCTTTTATGAAAAAAGCTGTTAATAGAGCAATTACTGCTAACCCAGGTGGTGTAAAAGCAAGTGTTATTTTACCAATAGACAGTGATGATCCTAATGCAAAATATGATGAAACACTTAGAGTATATTGGAAAGATATATTAATAGCTTAATATGAAACCTAGAGGTTTAGGCGATAGTATAGCTAACTTCACACAAAAAACAGGAATTAAGGCTGCTGCGCAGAGAATCGCGAGTAGCCTTAATAAACCCTGTGGATGTCAGCAAAGACAAGACTATTTAAATAAAAAATTTCCTTATAAACAATGAAAATAAGATTAAGTAGTGGGTTTAAAATAAACCCTCCATTTCAACAGGACACTACACCTATCTATGCTACTGATCTTGAAGAAGGAGTTTTAGGTAAAGCAAATAATAATGGTACTATACTGATATCAGATAAAATAACAGATCCAGAAGAAAGGCGAAGTGTTATAGAACATGAAAAAGTACATTTAGATCAAATGAAGCGAGGTGATCTAGATTATGATGATGACTTTGTTTATTGGAAAGGTAAAAAATATTCACGCGACGATATGAAAGAAGGTGCTCAAGATTTACCCTGGGAGGCTGAAGCATACGCGAAAACAGATCCATTTGAAAAATATTAATTATGGGATACAAACAACACAATAATCCATTTAGCAGAAAAATTTCTAGTCCATTAAAACACAATGTAACTAATGCAGCTGGTGAACCATGGAGACATGGTCATAGAAGCAGTGGTAAAGTTTTTTCACTTGAAGCTAAAAATATAGTTGGTAGTTCAAAATTTGGTGAAAGACCTAATAGAGCAGTTAGAAGTAAAGAAACAGGAACAAAAAGATTATCTGAAGAAAGAGGTGGAGGAAGAGCTACTGAAAAAAATTATGCTTTAGATTATGCTAGACAAATAGCTGATATGTATAATAGAGGTGAACTAGTTGGAGGTCAATTTATAGCCGATGATTTTTATAAAAGAAAAGCTAAAACTACTCTTAAAAAAGGTAAATTAAAAATAAAACCTAGATTTAAACGTATTGGAGATGCTGAAAGATACAACGTGCAATATGCTGATATGCAAGAAGGATTTGATCCAGAAGTTGGTTTTCAAGCTGCTGAAACACAATACACCCCAGAGCAAATATATGATATGATGGTTCAAGGTGGCGGAATGGTTAGTATTGTAGATGGTAAAATTGTAGCAGGTAATCCTAATGAAGTAAAATATGAGTTATCTGATGACGATTATAATAGAGCTGCTCTTGCTGGAACTAAGAGATATAATACTAAAATTTTTGATTCTGGTTATGTTCCTGAAGGTTATATGATTGACGAAAGATCAAACGCGAGTAATAGTCCTTTAAATCAAACAGAGGATCCTGGAGGAGAAAACGATGAAAGAAGTAATCAAACTTTTAATTTAAAAGAAGGTTATAATTATGATGAACCAGTAGTAACAGTAACAGAAGGTGAATGGATAGATGATCCTAATAATCCTGGTCAACAAATGAGAGTTATAACAACAGATGAAACTATCACAGGAAGAAAAGAAAATTTAAATCCAGTTGGTCCAAAGGGTCCTCAATCTGAAAACTGGACTAAATTAAAAGAAGATATATGTTCTGGTGAATATTTTAGAAGAACTGGAAAAACAGGAGATACTAGTATTTGCGATGATGTGCAAAATATAAGTAACACTGTAACTGAATATAGAACTATAGAAGTTGAACCACCAGTTGAACCACCAGTTGAACCGCCAGTTGAACCGCCAGTTGAAGAACCAGTTGTAGTTGTAGATAGATTTAACACAGATTCAGGTTCTTTACAAGGTAAAGGATTGGAATTACAATTGCCTCAAATGAGCATGCCTGATTTACAAGCTTTATTTAGACAAAAAACTGGCAAAAGCTGTAGTGGGTGTCGAAGAGCTAGAATGATAGATGTAATATTGGGTAGAAGAAGCGGTTAATATGTCTAAAAAACAATTTAAAGATACAACAGTCGGACAATTATTGTTTGGCGCAGCATCTGTAATAAATCCTACATTAGGAAATATATTACAAGGTGTAACATCTCCTAAAGAAGCAATAGCTGAAATAACTAAATCAGATGTTTCTTTAGAGGATAAAATTAAATTACAACAATTAATATGCGAACAACAGAATAAAGAAATAGAAGCTATAACATCACGATGGCAAGCTGATTCTATGTCAGATTCATGGCTAAGTAAAAATGTAAGACCACTTGTTTTAGTATGGTGTATTGTTGTATTTTCTTTTGCAGGTATACTTGATAGTGTAGACGCTATTGCATTTACTATACATGACACTTGGAATGATACTTTTGAGAAGGTTATGATGTCAGTAATCTTAGCCTATTTTGGCGGACGTACGACAGAAAAAGCAACAAGTATATTTAAAAGTAAAAATTTATAATAACAAGTAATTATACACTTAGAAATTAAATTAAATTAAATATTATGAAAAAATTATTATTAAGTATAACTATGCTATTTAGCATTGCTATGCACAGTCATGATTTAAGCGATAAATTAAGAGGCGCTTGGTCAAGTGAAAACACAAGTTATTATGTTGTAATATTACACAACGAAGATAATGGTTATGAATTAGTTAATTTTTCTTTTGCAGAAAATCAAACATTAAAAGAAACTGTAATAGAAGAAGGTAAAGATTATATTAAAACTAAAGTATATAATCCAACTAATGATTTTGAAACTTTTATTACTTATACTTTTGTAGATGGTGAATTACATTGTACATTTGAAGGAAAATCAAATCATGTTACTGTTTATAAAAGATATTGGTTAATGACAAATTAAATTAAATAAAATGGCAGAAAATAAAATAACTAAAGAAGAATTAGAAAAAGTTGTAGATTTTCAAAATAAACTTTATAAAATCACAACTGATATTGGAGTTCTTGAAACTCAAAAGCATGCAGCTTTACATGAATTGGCTGGTGTTAATCAAGAACAAGAAGAATATAAAAAAGTATTAGAAGAGAAGTACGGATCAATAAATATAAATTTAGAGGACGGTACTTATACTGAAATAAAGAAAGATGAATAATGTAATAAGAAAGATCAGTATAGGTTCTGACTATAAAAATGATGCTATGCATTATTCTATAGGTCAACAAGTTTATGGTGGTCACGAAATATCTCACATCTTATTTGATGAAAAAGATAATTCATATAATATTTACATAAAGAAAAACAATGAAGTATTACCATGGAAAAAATTTAATTCTAACATGGCTATATCAATTGAATATGATTTAGAATATTAATGAATAGTTTATATGATTTTATAGTAAAGCCTATCGGAGAAGGTAGATATAACAATAGTAAAAAAATAGGTGAAAAAGAATTAATTTTAAATACTAAAATTGAATCTTGGAAATTTGTTAATAGATTTGCTGAAGTTATATCTACACCGTTGGCTATTACTACTAATATAAAAAAAGGCGATACTATAGTTGTACATCAAAACGTATTTAGAAGATTCTATAATATGCAAGGTAAACAAGCTAATAGTCGTTCTTATTTTAAAAAAGATTTATACTTTGTTTCACCAGATCAAATATATTTATACAAAAATACAGGTGAATGGCAAAGTTTTGGTGATAGATGCTTTGTAAAACCAATAAAAAATTCTGACAATTTAAGGAATAGAAAAGAACAGCCTTATGTTGGAATAATAAAAATAAGTAATAACACGCTAGAGGCATCTAATATTAACCCAGGTGACATGATTGGGTTTAAACCTGGCGCTGAATGGGAGTTTTTCATTGATAACGAGCGTCTTTATTGTATGAAATCAAATGATATTGTAATTAATTATGGACACAAAGAAAATAAAGAAGAATATAATCCAAGCTGGGCGCATAGCAGTTGATGAATTAATTAAAGTTGCTAAAGAGCCGATTATTGATTTTGGTCCTGATATATCTGCTGATAGATTAAAAAATGCAGCAGCAACAAAAAAACTAGCAATATTTGATGCGTTTGAAATATTATCTAAAATAAATGAAGAAGAAAATATTATTGAAGGTAAAGTAGAACAAGAAACTAAAAAGCCGAAAGAATTTAAAGGCTTTGCAGAAGGGAGGTCAAAATAATGTATCAACAAAGTTTATATAAAGTATTAGATGATCATATAAAACCTAAAATTGTTAATAAAAACAATAAATATAAAAAATGGGAATATGGTTATAACGTAGAGCATGATGTTGTAATCATAAGCAAAACAGGTCAAATAGGTGAAATTTTAGAAATACAAAATTTAAAAATAGCGTTACCAAAAGCTAAAGATGTCTATAAGTTTGAATCAGATAGATTTGAATATAAACCTTTACCCAAAGAATTAAAAAGAATTAAAACGATATTTGATTGGGAAGAATATCCGTTGGACTTTAAAGAAACATGGTATGATTACATCGATAAAGAATTTGCTCGTAGAGAAGAAGGTTTTTGGTTTTATAACAAAGGCAATCCTACTTACATTACTGGCACTCATTATATGTACCTGCAGTGGTCCAAAATTGATGTTGGGAAACCAGACTTTAGGGAGTCAAATAGATTATTCTTCATTTTCTGGGAAGCTTGTAAGGCAGATTCACGATCCTATGGAATGTGTTACCTTAAGAACAGGCGTTCCGGGTTTTCTTTCATGGCATCAGGAGAGGTGGTTAACTTGGCAACCATATCGTCCGACAGTAGGTATGGTATATTATCAAAGTCCGGTCCTGATGCTAAGACCATGTTCACAGATAAGGTGGTTCCAATATCGGCCAATTATCCTTTCTTTTTCAAGCCAATACAGGACGGAATGGATCGTCCCAAAACCGAGCTCGCATATCGTGTCCCGGCGAGCAAGCTCACAAGGCGTAAACTCACAGCAAACGAGACGCAGCCAGACTTACAGGGTCTCGACACCACAATCGATTGGAAGAACACGGGTGACAACTCCTACGATGGGGAGAAACTCAAACTCCTCGTTCACGACGAATCCGGTAAGTGGGAAAAGCCGAACAACATCCTCAACAACTGGAGGGTTACGAAAACCACGTTAAGGTTAGGTAGTAGAATTATTGGAAAATGTATGATGGGTTCAACCTGTAATGCATTAGATAAAGGAGGTGATAATTTTAAAAAATTATATTATGACTCAGATGTCACAAAAAGAAATGCGAATGGACAGACTCGTTCGGGACTCTATTCTTTGTTCATACCTATGGAATGGAACTACGAAGGATACATTGATTCTTATGGAATACCTGTTTTCGACACTCCGACCGACCTTATTAAAGGACCACAAGGAGTTCCTATAACTTTAGGAGTTATAAATTATTGGCAAAATGAAGTTGATGGATTAAAAGATGATCAAGACGCTTTAAATGAATTTTACAGACAGTTTCCTAGAACTGAAGAACATGCATTTAGAGATGAAGCAAAATCATCATTATTTAATCTTACAAAAATATATGAGCAAATTGATTGGAATGCAGATTCAAAGTATTCCTCAATGATTACTCAAGGTAATTTCCAGTGGTTGGGTGGAATAAAAGATACATCAGTAATATTTGTGCCACAAAATAATGGTAGATTTTTTGTATCATGGACACCACCACAAAGATTACAAAACAATATAATACATAAATTAGGTAAAAAATATCCTGGCAATGAACATCTTGGAGCATTTGGATGTGATAGTTATGATATATCAGGTACGGTAGATAAACGTGGATCAAAAGGATCATTACACGGGTTAACTAAGTTTAGCATGGAAGATGTACCGCCTAATCATTTCTTTTTAGAATATATAGCTAGACCACAAACAGCTGAAATATTTTTTGAAGATGTATTAATGGCTTGTGTATTTTATGGTATGCCAATACTTGCAGAAAATAATAAACCAAGACTTTTATATCATTTTAAACGTAGAGGATATAGAGGTTATGCAATGAATAGACCAGATAAAATATATAACAAATTATCAGTAACAGAAAGAGAGATTGGTGGAATACCTAACTCTAGCGAAGATATTAAACAAGCACACGCTGCAGCAATTGAAAGTTATATAGAAACATATGTAGGATTAAGAAATGATAATACATATGGAGATGTTTATTTTCAAAGAACATTAGAAGATTGGGCAAAATTTGATATAAATAATAGAACAACTCATGATGCTTCTATTAGTTCAGGACTAGCGATCATGGCTTGTAATAAAAATAAATATAGACCTGTTCCTAAAATTGTAAGACAAAGTTATGATTTAGGAATAAAAAAATTTGATAATAGTGGGTTGTTATCTAAAATTATAGATTAAATGAAAAGTGTATACACAAATGGTAATAGTATTTTTCCTAGCCAAGTAGTTAGTGACGCAGAAAAAGCCAGTTGGGAATATGGTGAGAGAGTAGCTCAAGCTATAGAACAAGAATGGTTTAGTCAGGGTAGAACAAATGGTAATAGATATTTGACTACTTGGAACAACTATAATAGATTAAGATTGTATGCAAGAGGTGAACAACCTACGCAAAAATATAAAGATGAATTATCTATTAACGGTGATTTATCTTATTTAAATTTAGACTGGAAACCAGTACCTATTATTTCTAAATTTGTAGATATACTTACAAATGGTATTTCTAATAAAGAATATGATATTAATGCTTTTGCTCAAGACCCAGCATCTTTACAAAAGCGAACTAATTATGCAGAGTTATTAGCTCAAGATATATTTGCTAGAGATACAATGAATAAGATTAACGCTCAGTTAGGTGAAAACTTATTTAATACTCAAATACCAGAAGAGCAAATGCCTCAAACGCCAGAGGAACTTGAGTTGCATATGCAATTATCTTATAAGCAAAGTGTTGAAATAGCAGAAGAAGAAGTTATTAATCAAGTATTAGATTATAACAAATGGGAATTAACTAAACGTAGAATAAATTATGATTTAGTTACATGTGGTATAGGTGCTGTAAAAACAGATTTTAATGTATCAAATGGTATAACTATAGATTATGTAGATCCAGCTTATTTAATATATTCTTATACAGAAGATCCTAATTTTGAAGATATATATTATGTTGGTGAATTAAAAGCAGTTACTTTACCAGAGATTGCTAAACAATTTCCAGATTTAGATAATGCTACATTAAAAAGAATACAAGAATATCAAGGTGATAAAACTTATATGTATGGTTATGGATATGGTCCATGGGATCAAAACACAATACCTTTATTATATTTTGAATATAAGACATATAGTGATCAAGTATTTAAAATAAAAGAAACTGATCAAGGTTTGATGAAGGCTATTGAAAAGCCAGATACATTTAATCCACCTGAAAATGAAAACTTTGAAAGAGTTGGTAGAACTATTGAAGTATTATACAGAGGTGTAAAAGTTTTAGGAACTAATATATTATTAAGATGGGAATTATGTCCTAATATGACTAGACCAATGGCTGATACTACAAAGGTAGAGATGAATTATGCTATTTGTGCCCCACGTATGTATAAAGGACGTATTGATTCAACTGTTAGTAGAATAACTGGTTTTGCTGACATGATTCAAATAACTCATTTAAAACTACAACAAGTTATAGCTAGAATGGTACCAGATGGTGTGTTCTTAGATATGGATGGGCTTGCAGAGGTTGATCTTGGTAATGGCACAAATTATAACCCAGCAGAAGCATTAAACATGTATTTCCAAACAGGTTCTGTTGTGGGTAGATCATTAACTCAAGATGGTGAATTAAATAGAGGTAAAATACCTGTACAAGAATTACAAACATCGGGCGGCCAAGCAAAAATACAAAGTTTAATTAGCACATATAATTATTATTTACAAATGATAAGAGATGTGACCGGATTAAACGAAGCAAGAGATGGGGCATTAGCAGACAAAGATACATTAGTAGGTTTACAAAAAATTGCTGCTCAAGCTTCTAATATTGCAACTAAACATATTAATAATGCAAGTTTATATTTAACTTTAAGAATATGTGAGAATGTATCTAAGAAAGTTAATGACATGTTAGATTATCCATTAACAGCGAATGCTTTAAACCAAAGTATTACTGTTTTTAATAGTAAAACATTAGATGGATTAAAACAATTAAATCTGCATGACTTTGGTATTTTCTTAGATCTTGAACCAGATGAAGAAGAAAAAGCACAACTTGAGCAAAATATACAAGTAGCTTTATCTAGTGGTGGTATAGATTTAGAAGATGCTATAGAAATAAGACAAATACGTAATTTAAAATTAGCAAATCAAATGCTAAAAATGAAGCGTAAACGTAAACTACAAAGAGAAAGAGAAATGCAAGCTGAAATGGCTCAGCAACAAGCTCAAGCAAATGCTCAAGCTTCGCAAGCTGCAGCAGAAGCAGAAGTTCAAAAACAACAAGCTTTAACTAGTGAAAAAGTTAACTTTGAACAAGCTAAATCTCAGTTTGAAATACAACGTATGCAAACTGAAGCTGAAATTAAACGTCAGTTAATGGCTGAAGAATTTAATTATCAGTTACAACTAGAGCAAATGAAAAATCAACGTGAGTCTCAAAAAGAGCAAATGATTGAAGATCGTAAAGATAAAAGAACAAGAATAGCTGGTACACAGCAAAGTCAAATGATAGATCAAAGACAAAATGATTTAATGCCAATTGATTTTGAAGCTCAAGGTGAGCAACCACCAGTTATGTAATACTAATTATTTAATTATATTTTATTATGGCAGAACAAAAAGCGGCCGTAGAGGTCAAACAAGAAGGTGAATTTACCTTAAAAGGTAAAAATGTACCTAAACGTAAGGTAAAAGACTTAGGTAAAACTAGTAAAGAACCTGTAAAAATGGAGATGAAAAAACCTGTAGAAGAAAAGGTTGAAGCTCCTAAAATTGATTTAACTAAAAAAGAAGACAATGCCGTTCAAGAGCGAAAAACAGAGGAGATACCTGTGGGCGACAAACCCGAAGTTAGCAGAGAAGTGGACAAAGAAATACGGGTCAGCGATACAGATGCTAAAGAAGAATCTCCGATCCAAGTAATTGAAGAGATAACAGAAGAAGAAGTTAAACCAATTGAACAAAAAAAAGAAGATACTCCAATAATTAAAATGCCTGAATTACCAGAAAATGTAGAAAAACTGGTATCATTTATGAATGAAACAGGTGGAACAGTTGAAGATTATGTAGAACTTAATAAAGATTATAGTAAACTAGATGATGATCAATTGTTAAAAGAGTATTTAAGAAAAACTAAACCTCATTTAGATTCAGAAGATATTAATCTTATTATGGAAGATTATAAATTTGATGAAGATTTAGATGAACAAAAAGATATACGAAGAAAAAAACTAGCTTATAAAGAGGCTGTTGCTTCAGCAAAACAAGATTTAGAAAATAGAAAAACTAAATACTATGCTGAAATAAAAAACAGACCTGGAGTTACTCAAGAACAACAAAAAGCTATGGATTTTTTCAATCGTTACAATAAACAGCAAGAAAATATAAAGCAGTCTCAGGAAACTTTTAGACAGAGAACAAATGATTTATTTACTACGGATTTCAAAGGTTTTGATTATAATGTAGGAGATAAAAAATTTAGATACAAAGTAAAAGATCCTAAGTCGGTTGCTAATTCACAGTCTAATATAGAAAACTTTGTAAGCCGATTTTTAGACAAAGATGGAAATATTGGAGATACTGCGGGTTATCATAAAGCTTTATATGCTGCGATGAATGCTGATAAACTAGCGTCTCATTTTTATGAGCAAGGTAAAGCTGATGGTGTCAAAGACATGGTTCAGCAATCTAAAAATCCATCTGCGGATGCGCCAAGGCAAGTTGCCAGCGGGGATGTTTACGTAAGTGGATTTAAAGTAAAAGCCATTAGTGGAGCAGATTCGTCAAAACTAAAAATCAAAAAGAGAACATTTAATAATTAAAATTTAAAATTATGGCTTTAAATCCCCAGTTTGGCTCGATTATACCTAGTCAAACTCAAGAAGTTTTACAAACTAACTATTTACAGTGGACTGATCCTGCTGCAGCTGATTTTACATCATTTGCTCAACAGTATTTACCAGAGATCTATGAAGCTGAAGTTGAAAGATATGGTAATAGAACTTTATCTGGATTCTTAAGAATGGTTGGGGCGGAGCTTCCAATGACAAGTGACCAAGTAATCTGGTCTGAACAAAATAGATTACATATTGCATATGACAACTGTACGTTTGTTAGCGCTACAGGTGTTATTACACTTAACCCAGGTGCGGTTGCAGGAATCTTTAATGTTATTTCTGTTAACTCTACTGTTGTAGTAATGGATGACTTTGGTAACGAAGCAAAATGTCTTGTTACTGCTAGTACTCCTGGTGCTGCTGGTACAATTACTGTACAGGTTTATACAGCTGCTAACTTAGCAGGTGCTGGACTAGTTGGTCCTGTAAAAGTATTCGTATATGGTTCTGAGTATAGAAAAGGATCTACTACTCCTAACTACGATGCTGTTACTGCTCCAAATGGTTATATCAGTGTTGATCCACAGTTTACTCAATTCTCTAACCTACCTGTAATCATCAGAAACAAATACGTAGTAAATGGTTCTGATACTGCACAGATCGGTTGGGTTGAAGTTTCAACTGAAGACGGAACTGGAGGATACTTATGGTATCTAAAAGCTGAGTCTGAAACTAGATTAAGATTTGAGGATTACTTAGAAATGATGTGTGTAGAAGGTGAATTAGTTGATGTAGCTGTTTCTCCTATTGCAAACTTAAAAGGAACACAAGGTTTATTTGCAGCTATCGAAGATAGAGGTAATGTACAAGTTGGTTTCTCTGCAGCTACAGGTATCAGTGATTTTGATGACATCCTTAGAAACTTAGACACTCAGGGTGCAATTGAAGAGAACATGTTATTTTTAGACAGACAAACTGCTCTTGATTTTGATGATATGCTTGCTGCTATCTCAGCTGGATCAAGTGGTGGTACTGCTTATGGATTATTTGAAAACTCTGAAGAAATGGCTTTAAACTTAGGTTTCAGCGGTTTCAGAAGAGGTTCATATGACTTCTATAAAACAGATTGGAAATACTTAAACGATGCTTCTACAAGAGGTGCGATGGTAGGACCAAACTCAATTGAAGGAGTTTTAATTCCAGCTGGTACTACAACTGTTTATGACCAAATTTTAGGAACTAACATCAGAAGACCTTTCTTACACGTAAGATATAGAGCTTCACAAACTGATGATAGAAGAATGAAGTCTTGGTTAACAGGTTCTGTTGGTGGTGCGTTTACTAGTGATCTTGATGCAATGGAAGTAAACTTCCTTTCAGAAAGATGTTTAGTAACTCAAGCTGCTAACAACTTTGTATTATTCAAAGGAGTGTAACTATTGATAAAGGTTAGGGCGCTTCGGCGCCCATATACCTTTTAACTATTTAATTATATTATATTATGGCAAAAAAGAAACAACAAGAAGAAGTAGTTGTAGAAGAAGTCGCGGTTGCGCCTAAACCTACATCTATAAAACCAGTTAAAAAAGATGACTGGGAAGTAAAAGATAGAACTTATATACTAACTGGAAGTAAAGAACCTTTAACATTTACTATACCCGCTAAACATACTAGAAGACACCCATTATTATGGTATGATACAGTAAAGGGTGAACAAAGAGAACTTAGATATGCAACTAATATGTCTAGTCCATTTGTAGATGAGCAAAAAGGTGAAGTAACTTTAGGACATATAACTTTTAGAGATGGAACACTAAGTGTGCCAAAAGAAAAAATTGCTTTACAAAAACTATTATCTTTATATCACCCTATGAAAGATCAAAGATATAAAGAGTTAATTCCACAAAAAATAGCTGACGATGAAATTGATGCGATTGAGTGGGAAATTGAAGCTTTAAATGCTGCAAGAAACATGGATATAGATGTAGCAGAAGCAATTGTAAGAGTTGAGTATGGTTCAAAAGTAAATAAAATGTCTTCTAAAGAATTAAAAAGAGATTTATTACTTTTAGCTAAACAAAATCCTAAACTATTTTTATCACTTGCTGCTGATGAAAATGTACAATTAAGAAACTTTGCAATCAATGCTGTTGAAGCAAATATTATTAGAATATCACCTGATAATAGATCCGTACATTGGTCAAGTAATGATAGAAAGTTAATTAATGTTCCGTTTGAAGAAAATCCATATTCAGCAATTGCTGCATGGTTTAAAACTGATGAAGGAATAGAAGTATTTAAGTCTATAGAAAAAAGACTATAATAATGATAATAAGGCGGGTTCGCCCGCCTTTTATTAAAATAACACTATAATGATAAACGTAAATTCAGTATATCAAACCGTTTTATTAATACTTAATCAACAACAAAGAGGTTATATAACTCCAGATGAATTTAATAAAATAGGCACACAAGCTCAATTAAATATTTTTGAGGCATACGCTAGTGATTTAAATCAACAATACCGCGTGCAGCAAAATGATACTGAATATTCTAATCGTGTAAAAAATATTGAAGAAAAATTACAATTCTTCCAAAGAACAGCGACACCAACTTACAATGTAGGTACTGGTGTTTTTGATATTCTAGATTTTACTACACCTGATCAACCGATAGTTATAGGTACTACAGATACACTATATAGATTAGGTTCAGTATTTTATAGAGATGCAGATCTTGGACAGTATGTGCAGCCTAATGAGTTAAAACAATTATTACTTTCCCCATTAACTCAACCAACTGATAAATTTCCTATATATACATATGAGAACAATGTGTTAACAGTAAGACCTGCTAGTATAACAAGTGGTATTACTATTTCATATTTAGCTAAACCTAGAAATGTTGTATGGGGTTTTACTACTGGAGGACAAGGTCAATATATATATTCACAAGGTACATCAGTACAGTTTGATTTAGATGTTACTGAACAAGATGAATTAATAATGAGAATATTAGCATATGCAGGAGTAATAATACAAGATCCTACTATTGTACAAACAGCTTCACAAGCAATTGCTAACCAAGACAACAACGAAAAACAATAAGATATGCCAATGCCAAATGGTGGATTAATCACCGAAACTAATGCACAATATTACGCGGGCGCACAAGGGTTTACAACAACTGCTCCGCAGCAGGATTTTACATTTACATTTAATACTCCATTAAATTTAGGTTCAGCAGATCCAGCAGATGCAAATTATGCTTTAAATAATTTTAAATTATATGCTAGTGCTGATGGTATAACATATACAGAAGTTACTGCTGCTAACTGGCCAGCACAATTTCCTTATACATTAGATGTACAACCAAACAATGATAGTGTAATTAGTTTAGCAGGGAATTTACCAGCTAGTCATGTATTAGTTTGTCAATTAAAAACTATTGATGGTGGTAGTTTTGGTAATAGAGATGCTTATGGTATGACTACAGAAGAAAATTATGGTAGTTACGCCTATGTTACATTAGAAGATATTATTAATAATTTTATAGTTGGTTTTGTTGGACAAGATAAATTAATTACTAGAGCAAATAGAAGTGATATAATATTCCACGCTAAAAGAGGTTTACAAGAATTTAGTTATGATACATTAAAGTCTGTTAAATCACAAGAGTTGACTGTGCCTCATACACTTAGTAATATATTACCTCAAGACTATGTTAACTACGTAAGAGTATCACGTATAGATAATTTAGGTGTTAAAAGAATTATATATCCAGCTAATAATTTAACTATATCCCCTTATGAAAATCCTTTACAAGATAATCTAGGTCAACCAACTCAAGATAATTTTGAAGATAATTTAGAAGGAACATCATTAACGGAAAAGAAATGGAAGGCTGCTAATACTAATCTAGTTAATGGTTTGCCTAGTTTTGCTTTATATAATGAAGGTATGGACTGGGCGGGTTATAACTGGGGTTACGGAGGATTTTGGTATTGGGGCTGGGGCGAACAATACGGTATGTCGCCACAATATGCTCAGTACAACGGTTGGTTTAATATGAATCCTAGAGAAGGTAAAATATCTTTTTCTAGTAATTTAGTTGGAGCTCAAATAGTATTAGAATATATATCTGATGGACTTGCTTACGATTTAGATAGTAGAATACCTAAAATGGCAGAAGATGCTTTATATGCTTACATTTCGCACGCTATTATTGCTACTAGAATTAATCAACCAGAATATATTGTACAAAGATTAAGACAAGAAAAAAGTGCTAAACTTAGAAACGCTAAAATTAGATTATCTAATATTAAGTTAGATGAAATAGTACAAGTAATGCGTGGAAAAGCTAAATGGATAAAAAGATAATACATGCCACAAATAGTTAATACTTTTCTAAAGTCTAAGATGAATAAAGACTTAGATAATAGATTAATACCAAATGGCGAATACAGAGATGCTAATAATTTACAAATAAGTAGATCACAAGGATCAGAAGTAGGAGAGTTTGAGAACATTTTAGGTAATGAACAGTTAACTTATTTATATACTGGTAGAAACGGTGCTTCATATACTGGTAAAATTATTGGTCAATTTACAGATGAAACTAATAATATACTTTATATATTTAGTGCTGGTTACAATGGTAGTGGCAGATGTCCAAGAGATTTAAAAGTATATGCAGATCCTGCTGGAGCCTCTGGTACTGTAATTTCATTATTTGACGCAGCAGGTAATCAAATAAATCCTTTAGTTGCGGGAGTGCAAGAAGGTATGTTATTGTGGGGTGATAATTGGAATGGGCAACCATCAGGAGCTGGTGGTCAAGAAGTTGATCCTATAGTTACAAATGTAACAAATAGTACTATTACAATTAGTCAACCAGTAACTTTTAGTGCAGCAGGACCTCCAGGAAATACTATTTATATAGGTTTTGCTAACACAATACACAGATATGAAATAGATTCAAATTTATTAACTCTTTTTGTAAGAGGTTCATTTTTGAATTTTCATCAAGATTTTAGAATATATGGTGTAAATTTAATACAAGATTTATTATTTTGGACAGATAATCGTAATCAACCAAGAAAAATAAATGTTAGTTTAGCTAATCCAGGGTCTTTACCAGAACCAACACATTATGTAAACGAAGATCAAATATCAGTTGCTAAATATTATCCATATGAAACTCCTTTAGTTTTAAAACAAACAATACGTGAAATAACAGCTGGTGCTCAAGACGTAACAAGAAAAGGATATAGTTTGACAATGGCTGATACAACAGCTATAAATATAGGTGATATTGTTACAGGTTTTCCAGATCAAGAACCAAATGAATATTGGGAAGTTATATATATTAATCCAGGTGTTTCAGTTACTATTTATAATAACTTTAAAAATGGTGGTGCTGGTCAAACTCCAGGTACTTATGGTGGAGCTACTACTTTAGATATTACGTTTAGTAATACTTCAATGAAAAACTCAGCATCAAGATTATTTGAAAGAGGTTTTGATACAATTATAAATATAGCAACTCCTCCAGCTTTATATGTAGCAGGTAGTCTTATTAGTATTAATTATAGTTTTAATAATCAACCTACTGATACAACTCCACAACCAACACCTCAAGTAGGTGATTTTATAACTAGTGAAGATTTATCACTAGGTGGAGGTCCAGCTGGAATAACCATTGCAGATGAAGTAATTATAACTGAAATAAATACTATAACACCAGGTAGTCTTATAACTCTTAAATTAAGTAAAGATATTACTGTTAATGCTTTAGGTGATGATATAAGTGTAGGTGTTAATCCTAATTACGATGATCAGTTTACAGGTGATCCAGATTTGATTGAAGAAAAATTTGTAAGATTTAGTTATAGATTTAAATTTGAAGACGATGAATATTCATTAGCAGCACCTTATACACAAATATGTTTTATACCTAAACACGATAATGGATTATATGGTGGTGGTAAAAATGACCAAGAACAAGACATGCTTAATAATTATGAATCAAGTGTGTTAGAATGGTTTACTAATATTATAGATACTATATCACTTAAAATTCCTTTACCTGACAACAATGCAACAGCAAGTGAAGCAGTTGATGGATTAATAAATAATTATAAAGTAAAAGATATAGAAATATTATATAAAGAATCTGATGCTTTATCTACAAAAATATTAGAGGTAATAAATGTAACAGGAGCATTAGCTTCATTTGTAGAAGAAATACCAAATACAGTTGCTGCAGGTGGTCCTAATTGGTATTATAATTTTGATTATAAATCCATAAAACCTTATAGAACTTTACCAACTAGTGAGCAAAATAGAGTTTATGATAATGTTCCTTTAAAAGCTTTAGGCCAAGAAATAACTGGTAATAGAGTTATTTATGGCAATTTTTTACAAAAACATACACCGCCTCAAGCAATAAATTATGAGGTTATAGAAGATAATAAATCTTTAGAATATAACAACTATGCACAATATCCTAATCATTCTGTAAAACAAAATAGAAATTATCAAGTTGGTTTTGTATTATCAGATAGATATGGTAGAGCATCGAGTGTAGTTTTATCTAGCAATGATGATGATCCAAATTTAGCTGGATCTACAATATATGTTCCTTATAAATCTTGGGCAGATATTGGTGGTCCAGAAGCAGACATCGGGACCGGTCTTACACCTGCATCATTAGAAAGAACATACTCGTGGCTAGGTAATGTATTAAGAGTAAAAGTAAATAACGGTATAACACAGTTAACTAATAATGAATTAACAGGAGAACCCGGGTTGTATAAAGCCGAAGATGATACAAGTGTCGATCAAGTGGTATTATCAGGAGGTGGTTTTGGTCATGCTGTTGGTGATGTGTTAGGATTTGGTTATCCTCCAGGTAATTTTGCATTAGGTAGCGGCTTAACAATAGAAGTTGTAAGTGAAACTGGTGGCGTAATTACTGGTATAAAAATAGTGAATAGAGGAACTGGTTATGTTAATGGTCAAACATTATTTCAAACATCTACTACTGGAGGTGGTTCTGCAGCTGTAGTTGAAACAGTTGTATTTGATGCTAATCCTACTGGTTGGCAGTCTTATAAACTAGTAGTTAAACAACAAGA